CGGGCGAGGGCGGGCGTTGCAAGGGCCGTAGAGGCCAGCGCCATCCCAAGGACGAGTTTACGCATTATGGTTTTCCCCTTTGATAGGATTGAAGCCACCGAGTTCGTGCACGTTTAACTGCTTAGAATTCCTTCCGCAAGGCAGCAAAGTGCTGAAGTGTTGCAGAAATGTCGCTATTTCCTTATTACCGCCCATGAAAGCGACATAAAACATAGGTTATGTTTAGGCCGATCAAAGCGCCATGCGAGCTGGCTGCTCAGGCGACGGGAACGATCCCGGCGGCCGCAAGTGCGCTGATAATCGCGCTGATCGCGGCGCGCGATTCGCTATCGATCGTGGTTCCTCCGCTGGGCGTCGCAGGTCGGGCTGCGGCAATCCACCCGTTGCGATAGAGAATTTCCTGGCCGTTCACTTTGTTGTACATTTTCATGCCAAGTATTGGCGGCGTGAAAATCCAGTTTCCCGACTGAAAAGATGCGATTTCACTGGCGTGTCCGGTCCATGCGCCGCTCGGCGCATTGCCGACAAGCCAGCTTTGACCATCAGCCGGGTTGGCTGGCGGGGTGTTCGACTCCCCTTCGACGGCAAGAAACAGAAGCGCGTCCAGGCGGGCGGCGATTTCGTTCACGAAACCCTCTTTTTGCGCTTGTCCGGCAAACAACAAAGGGAGTTCCAGGCGGGGCGTGCGGGAATCAAACAATGGTTCGGGCATCTGTCATGTCCTGTTCTGGCTTAGAGCGGGGGTAAAGCGACGTCCAAGGCCTCGGAAAGCGCCAGGTCACCGCGCTGGCGGATGGAGAATTGGCCAGCGGGTTCTGCGGCACGTAGCGTGGCGAGATCCGCACTGGCGAACAGGGCTTCGGGACTGCTGGTCTCCCATCGCGCCAGCACTGCCCCGTCGCTGCCATAGGTGATTGCGTAGCTCTCGGCCCGTTCGCCCAGCGGCGTTTCGACTTCATCCAGCCATAGCCAGCCGCCCCTGGCGCGGCGGGTCCAGTGCAGCCGGAACGAACCATCGGCGAGGCGCGTCCAGCGCGCGTGGACAGGGCTTGGCGGGCGGACTCCGATCCCGCTCAGGCCAATGGACGAACGGACGAGTTCGCTGTCCGCCACGCCGATCGCCAGGACCGCGCCCTGCGGTGCATTGCCCACCTGTACCGGATCAAGCACCGTGCCCGATCCGTCGAGCAGGACGAAGCGCTCGCCGGCGCGGTGCCCGCCGACCTGTCCCTCGGTTCCACCGCGCCCGCGCCAGAAGCTGGAGAGGCGCCAACGGCCCAAGCCGAGGGGCTGCGCGCTGGCAAACTGGATGATCTCTTCGCCCAGGATGGCCCGGTTCGCTCCCAGGGCGAGTTGCCGCATGGTTGCACCGCTCAAGGCGAGGTCGGCGGGGATCAATGTGACGTCGACGGCCGAATGGCGGTCAAACAACAGCGGCGAAGCGCTGGGCAGAACGCCCAGTGCAGAGCCGATGATTCCCCGGCTCCGCCCGGTTGGACCGAGGGGCTCCAGCGCTCCGTCGCCCCGGTCGAGGAAAAGGCTGGCGCCGCGCCAGCCCGGGCTTGCGCTAGAGGCGACGGCGAGGACGGTGGGAACAGTCGCGCTTTGCCCGTCCCACGGCAGTTCGCATACGGCGAGGCTGGTCTTGCCGATGGCAACGTCGGGCGGTGGATTGACCCGACCCGGATCGGCCAGCTGGTCACCGGAGATACCGCGCAGCGGCATGCGGGTCAGGGCGAGATCCACGCCGTGATCGCGCCATTCCCAGCTGCGTACGCGCCAGAGTCCGCTTTGACCGGGCAGGCTCACCGTAGATCCGGGGCGGACCCTGGGATCGAGCTGGGAAACGCGCCAGGAAATCGCCTGCCGGTTCCAGCTAGCGCGCATGACTGCCTGTTCCACCAGCTGCCGGGCAGAGCCAGCGGACAGACTGGCCGGGAGTTCGATGGTTCGGGGCTGGCCGGGAAGGGCAGGCCCCCCTGCCCGCTGAGCTCCGGGCTGATAGTCGCGTTCCAGATCGTAATAGCGCAGGACGCGAACCGGCGTTTCCGGTGCAGCGCCGCGATGCTTGGTGAACCCGGTGCTGCGTCCGAAATCGTCCTGATTGGACGCGGTCGACGGAGGGGGAAGCGGAATGACCGGACCGTCCGAGTCCTCGGGCAAAAGCACCAGCTGCCCATCGCTCGCGTCGAGGTCCATCGGAATGAGCGGCTGAAGCGTGGCCAGCGTTTCGGCCAGGGAGCCATCGACGGACCAGCCGGCGATTCCGCCAAGCGACACTGGTGCGGAACTGTCGGGCAGCACGCCATCAAGCATGGCGGACAGCGACAGCGGCCCGTCATCGCCGATAACCTCGAACGACAACGAGGGGATGCGGTTGCCATAGTCGCTCAGGTCCAGGTCTTCGAACACGACATAGGCGGTGCCGCGATAGGCCGGGCAGCGGTTAGCGCCCTCTGCGGCGGCAATCAGCGGGTCGGGACGCTGGTCGCCGTATCCGGCGTGAAACCGGAAGCGCCCGCCGACTTTCAGGTCGCCGCCCGCGCCGCGCAGCAGTTTCCCGTCGGCCCAGACGCGTCCGACCGAAAGCAGCGGGCGGCTGGACAGCGCCACGGCAAAGCTGGCGGAATAACTGTAGGTCGTGACCGAGGGGGAACCCTTGCCGCCGCCCTGGCTTTCCTTGTGCTCGACCAGGTCGGTCGACCAGATGATCTGGCCCGGCACGCGCATCCTGCCGAAATGGCGCGGGATCGCCATGCCATAGCTGGACGTGGTGATCTTCAACTCGTTCAGCCGCGGACCTTCGCGCGGGCCGGGGGCGAAGATCCTGGAATCGACCGCGCTGCCGATCAGCGAGCCGATCGCGCCGCCGATGGGACCGCCGATCAGGGTGCCGATGGCACCTAGGACAATCGTTGCCATGAACTTGCTTTCATTGGGTGGACAGGATGCGCCAGTGGCCGATGACCGTGCCGTCCGGCAGGTCGGGCGAAACGACCACCCGGCGCAGGCCCGCATGGGCGTGGATCCAGCTGGCCCCGATCCCGGCGATGGCGAGGTGGGTATGGCTATGGCCCAGGCGGATCAGCACGACGTCGCCGGGCAGGGCGGGCAGCTCCGCTGGGGCAAAGCCGCAGCTTTGCGGATCAGGCAGCCAGGCCAGCGGATCGGTCTGGCGCAGGGAATAGCCGCTGGGAAGCTTCACTTTCCGCCCGCAGGCCTGCAGGGCCAGTTCCAGCAGGCCGATGCAATCGGTGCCGTAGTGGCGATCCCGTCCGTTCAGGCGGAACGGCACCCCTTCCAGCGCTGCGGCGGCTGCGGCCAGGTCTTCGCCGGTCATCCGCCGGGCGAGGCATAGCGGGTGATCAGGTCGTTGCCCGGCAAGTGTGGCTCGCCCTGAAAGTTGACCGCATTGCCAAACCGGTTGGCGCAGGTGGCCAGGGTGCGGTCGCAGCCTTCGCGCAGCATGATCCGCGTGCCCTCTGGCGGTGCGTGATCGAGCGGGGTGTCGAGCATGATCGCGCCGTCTTGCTGGCCCAGAATCTCCATCCGCTGGCCCGCATAGGGTCCGTCCAGCCAGCGCAGCATGCCGCCGCGCAAGGCGGAGAGCGCCGCTTCGCTAGACACGGATAGCAGCCCGCTCGCCGGATCGAAGCCAACCACTCTGCCCTCATGGCTGAAGCGCGCGGCGGACAGCGTGCAGCCCGGTCCGCAAAAGGCGGCACGGCAGCCGGGGCTGGTGCGCGGCACGGGATCGCGCTGAAGCTCCAGCTTGCGGCTTTCCAGCGCGGCGGAAAAGCCGTTCGCTTCCTCGGTCACTTTGCCGATGGTGCCGCGATAGACGGCGTGGCGCTCCAGGTTCTCCCAATCGACCAGGCCAATCGTCACCCGCGCGCCGTCATAGCGGCCGAGGGCGAGGTCGGCGGCGGCGATGGAATCGTGGCTGAGCACGCCTTCCACTTCGGCGCTGTCCGGCTCCAGGTCAGCCGAGCGGCGGATGGCCGATGGCACCATGCCGGGGGCAGAGCGATGGAGCAAGCCATCGAACCACAGGTCGCGGTCATGGGTGGAAAAGCCCAGCGCTACGCCGTCGCGCCGCTCCACGCGCCAGAAGGTCGCGACCGTTTCCAGCGGCTCGCTGAACCATACCCGGCTCATGCCGAAGCCTCGCGGATTTCGATCACCGGAACGCTGGGTGCTTCCCCGGCGGCAAAGGTTACTCCGGACAGTTCCAGCTGATCCTCGGCAAAGCGGACCGGCACGTCGAACAGGAAGCCAGCGCGGACCTGCTGTCCGGCGGCGGGCGCGGAATGGAGCCGGATCATCCCGCCCGGTTCCAGCGTGAAGGCGGTGGTGGTGATGCCGTTGACGCTGACCAGCAGCGTTCCGCTGCGTGGACGGGTGATGCGCCGCACCTGCTCCGC